CAAAATTTATGATGACTATGTTTAATCTTTTAGACAAACCAAGTTTATCTATCGTATTAGGTCCTGACCAATACAGTTATTCTATCAATAATAAATACAGACCTAATCTTAATCTTGTACCATTTTATGACCATAAGCTTTTAAGATTTCTTTTAGATGAATTTAAACTAAAAGGATATAAGAATATCTTGGTTCATTCAAACATTGAATCGGACGGTACAATAGATTTCTCTAAAGATATTAAATATCTACTAAATCTATTCAAAGAATATGAGGAATAACTATGTTATTAGGCTTACCTAGTCAAATGGGTATTAAACTTGATTTAGATAGTACTATTTACATGTGTTTCGACACAAAGTTAGCTAAATACCGTTTACATTATTCCCCATTACTTAAAACTTCTGACCTTCAAAATTCATATTTTCGTTTAGGTCATGAGATGATTTCTGAATACGATAAAAGTTTAAAAACTGCTCATGATATTAAGTTTGCAGAATACTGTTTTGACAAAGATAAAATATTTACAGCATACGTAAGTAAACCCATACTCAATACCTTATGCATTGGAGTATACGAATATCAAAGCAAACTCTTGAGGGAAAAATGGCACAATATCACACAACAGAACAATTACAAAAAATTGAACATTGGTTAGACTCATTTGCGTTCCCATTGGAACGCTTAGAGAGGTTAGAAGAACATTGTCCAATCATTCCTGTATATCTTGGTATAGATTATCAAGATTTGCCTCTACGAGGTGTAATGACATGGAACTATACTAAATATGAAGGTATTCAACTTAATATATTTTGCCATGAAGGTGCTTATCATAGAACATTCGCTTGTGGTAGATGGACAGCAGTTACC